TGAAAGCAAGCGGGCAGAAGACATCCTTGCGATGATCCGTAACCGCCAATCATAAGGCTAAGTAAGGGCGAGCAAGCAATTGCTCGTCCATTCTATTCAGGAAGGAAATTTCAATGGCAAAGCCGTTTGACGTAAGCAAATTTAGAAAAGATATTACAAAAAGCATTGATGGATTAAGCATTGGCTTTCATGATCCAACAGATTGGATTAGCACAGGCAGTTATGCACTTAACTATCTTATCAGCGGTGATTTTCATCGTGGCGTGCCTATGGGCAAAGTTACAGTGTTTGCTGGAGAATCAGGCGCAGGTAAAAGTTACTTTGCAAGTGGCAACATCGTGCGTCATGCACAAGAGCAAGGCATCTTTGTTGTGCTAATCGACAGTGAGAACGCACTGGATGAAAGTTGGCTACAAGCACTGGGTGTAGACACAGATGAAAGCAAACTGCTTAAACTAAGCATGAGCATGATTGACGATGTTGCTAAAACTATTAGTGTGTTTATGGCAGACTATAAAGCAATGGCAGAAGAAGATCGTCCAAAGGTATTGTTTGTACTTGACAGTTTGGGTATGATGATGACACCCACAGATGTTGACCAGTTTAACAAAGGTGATATGAAAGGTGACATGGGTCGTAAGCCTAAAGCACTAACTGCACTTGTGCGTAACACAGTTAACATGATTGGTAGTTACAATGTAGGTATGGTGTGTACTAACCACACATACGCAAGTCAGGATATGTTTGATCCAGATGACAAAATCAGTGGTGGACAAGGTTTTATCTATGCAAGTAGTATTGTTGTTGCAATGCGTAAACTTAAACTCAAAGAAGATTTAGATGGTAATAAGACTACTACTGTAAATGGTATTCGTGCAGCATGTAAAGTTATGAAAACACGCTACAGCAAGCCGTTTGAAGCAGTGCAGGTTAAGATTCCCTATGAAACAGGCATGGATCCTTATAGTGGATTGCTTGACTTGTTTGAAGCAAAAGGTATGCTTACTAAGCAGGGCAATCGTTTGAAATATACTACTACAGCAGGTGAAGAAATGCTGGAGTTCCGCAAAGGTTGGACAGGCGAAAAACTTGAAGTAATCATGCAGGACATTAGCAATGCAGATGGACTAAGTATTGACGATATTGCAGAAACAATTACTGCACCAAATGGTGATGTAGTTGATCCAGAAACAGGCGAAGTATTAGAGGAAAACAATGAGTGACGTTGAAGTTGTAATTGATGCTTATAAAATTCTTAAAGAGTACATCCCAGCAAAGGATAGACAGTTAGCAAGCGATCATTTTGTAGAAGATATGCAAGAGATTCTTGACGAGCAAGATCTATTTAAACTTGGTGGTGTAGACAAATATCTCAAAGCAAGTGTAAAAGATTTGCTTGGAGAAGAGGACTTCGAACTCGAAGAAGATGAGTATTGAGCCAATACTACAACAGAATTGTAAATGACCTGGGTGCTATTCCAGCTTTCATTAACTTTTACGAAAGTGAACTGGAAGAAGCAAAGCGTGAGTGTCATGTTAAGGGTATTGTAGAAAAGAATATTACTGCACTACCGGGTATTACCGAGCATCGTTTCAATCAACTACAAGAGATTGAAGCGGTACTTAACTACCTCAACATACAACTACGCAAGATCAGACGCAAGCATTTTCAAAAGTATTTGGAAGGATATGCCCGTGCGTTAACAAGTCGTGATGCAGAAAAGTATGTAGATGGCGAAGATGAAGTTATCGACTTTGAAACTATTATTAACGAAGTAGCACTATTGCGTAACAGATGGCTGGGCATTATGAAAGGCTTGGATACTAAACAGTGGCAAATGGGGCATGTTGTTCGTTTGCGCACAGCAGGCATGGAAGATATTAGAATTGACTAACATAACACTAGGTGAACAAACGCTGGAGTTTCTCAATCAATTTGATGACTTTAAGCGTAGTATCAAACACATGGCTGACCTAGGATGTGGTAACGGAGCTCATCTAGAATATTGGGCAAACATGCGTGATATTAACGAAGATGGTGAACCAGGTAGATACTTGGACATTGCATGTCACGGCATTGATTTAAACTGCGAACATATCAAACCTCAGCGTCACAACATCACTTATAAGAACCATGATCTTAACACTGACACTCCTATGCTAAGTGTAAAAGTAGATGTTGTATGGTGTCACGATGTTATGCAATACATCTACAGTCCAGTGGAGTTTTTGGGGCGTGTCAATCGTGCAATGACCATGGGCGGCATGCTTTACTTGAACGTGCCTAGCACAGTTAGTGTGCTACAGCATAGATTCCAAAACTATACACCTGCGCAGCATTATAATACATTTACTGTAACACAAATATTGTATTTGCTTGCACTAAATGGATTTGATGTAAAAGATTACTATTTGCAAAAACGCAAATATGAAGACATTATCCAAGTAGTTGTATACAAAGAAAGAGATCCGCTACCTTATACTACAACTTGGTACAGTATGGTAGAGCAAGGCATTGTAAATGCAAATATGGAAGAAATAATCATGCAGAACGGCATACTTAAAGACCAAGGACTGGTTACTACTTGGTTAGATGGCACAGTGCAAGATTATAGATGGCACACATAAGTCACAAAAAAAGCAGCGTTTCCGCTGCTTTTTTATTATCCTAAATTTAAATTAGAATTTTACTGCAAGACCAATTGCTGTAGTTTTCTCACTAGCAGTCTTATCGTCAGTTGTATTTTCAGCAAATGCAACTAGACCTGGTGCTACAGTATACTGTGCGCCAAATGTAATCTCATCACTTGAAACTGTACCAGCTGATTCAGCTTTCATTGTTTCAACGCCAACCATAAGTGCACCAATTGAATATGTTGCGGCCATTGTAGTTGTGTCTGTGTCAACGTCTGCTGCAGTTGTTGCTGTATGCATTTCGTATGCAAGACCAATTGGACCCATTGAACCTTTTACATTCATAAGAAGTTCTTCTGAATCATCAGCATTTTTCATCTGACCTGCACCAACAGTTGCAATCTCACCAATAGCATATGTACCACTGTAAGCATAGCCTTCGCCTGCTGTTGTGCCATAGTCACTACCAGTTGCATTACTGATGTTAAGTGTTAGACCTGAGATAGGTGATAGACTTAGGATTGCTGAATGGTCTGTACTTGGTGAACCATTAGTCAACACATAACCAAAATCTGTTGCGTCATCAATTGCGTCAAGCGCACTGTTTACGTCACCTAGATCAAGTTTAAACTGATCGTTGCTAACTGTCAGGCTGTTTCCGCCGTCATCATCGCCGTTATGGTTGATGTTAAAATCTGCACCAATTGTCAAGCCTGTGTCTGTTGTAGTTTTTGCTACAAAGTTAATATCACCATCCATTGCTGTTGATGTTGTTCCGTCGTTGTCCTGGTATGACCATTCCATGTCGCCGCCTATAGTTACATCAGCCATAACAGGTGTTGTCAATACTGCTAGTAGTGCAGTAGTTGCGAGTAGTCTTTTCATTGTCTTAAATTTCCTTTGAGGGTTAGTTTACAGTATTCTTCTACTGTTATTTGTCATTTTATCATGCTTGCAAAAAGGTGTATGTACACGAATAGCTTGGCGAAAACATAACAAGGTTATTTATGGTTATCATACTAAAGATTTTTGTCAAAAGCACCCTTTTTGTCACTTTTTAGTGACAGTGTTGCATATTTGCAACACTATAGTTTTGCTCGAATACGATTCCACTGTATACCAATTTCATCAGCAAACCATTCTGTATAACTCATACGGTTTAACCAGTTGTGCCTATCAGGTTTACTTAACCATGAATCCATTTTTGTGCTAACGTCCCAGGCTAAACTACTTTCACTTACTACAGCAGGCACGCCATGTATAATGCTAGTAATGCCAGCGTTGCTGCTATGACTAACAGTAAAGTGTGTATGCTTTAGCATATGCTCTAAATCAAAACTGTCATAGGTTTGCTGTACATGTTTGGGTATGTTCCAAGTGATACCTTGCTCTTTGTACCACTGCATATCACATGCCCAGTGTAACGACTCTCTGAAGCGAGGATGACTGCGAACAACTATGGGCTTGTCTGTTACTCGGCGTATCTCTGCAATGGTGTTGCGATAGTATGTATCCATATCAGGCATGCCACGCCACTGTTCACTGTATCCATGCTGCCCGCATATTAGCACATACTCACCATTCTGCTTCCAAGGTTGTAGTACGATGCCAAACTTTTTTACTCTGTCGCCTGGCATGTAAGCATCCACAGCAAAGTCTGCATCTCTGTTGATCCCGTTTATACCCAACTTCCAAGTTTCATTGCGTATAAGCCCGCCCACTTCTATGACAATGACTGGCTTGTTTCGTGCGCAGTAGTGATCCCATACTTGTTTGTTAGCACTCATCTTACCATACCACAGCACACTCCATATAAGAGCAGCATCAGCATCCAAGTCATTTTCAACAAGTGTGTCTGTTTGCTGTATGGCATTTATAAGTTGTGGATAAACTTCCTGTGCATTGTTTGGCAAGTTACCTGGAAAGTGTGAAATTTTCATTGTGTAAATCTAAACCTATAAATAGTTATATGCGCACATTATCAGTATTTACCTCATGGCATCCTCAAGGATATAAAAAATACGGCGAGCAGTTTATCCAAGGATACAATGCTAACTGGCCCAAGGAAGTTCCTCTTACAATATATCCAGAGGATCACAATCCAAGTGTACAGGGTAATCATAGTATTACACTTTACGATCAACGAACAACCTTGCCAGACCTTAAGGCTTGGCAAGAACGACACAAGAACAATCCACATGCACATGGACATAACAAAGACAAAACTAAAAAAAGTTTTCTCTGGGATGCAAGTCGCTTTGCTAACAAAGTATTTGCACTGTGGCATTTTGCGGAACACTGTGACACAGACATCTTTATTTGGTGTGACGGTGATGTAAGAACACATACGCCTATGACCTTAGAATTTTTGCACAGCATTGCTCCCAGTGAGAATCAACTTGCTACATACTTGGGACGCAAGACTTGGCCCGAGTGTGGCTGGATGATGTTTAATCGTAACCATCCAAAGTTTTCTGAGTTTATGGAGCAATGGCGTTGGATCTACGAAAGCGATGACATCTTTGAACATGATGAATATCACGACAGTTTTATCTTTGGAGAACTAGTTGAGGACTTTAAAGCAGTGGGCGTAGAGTTTAACGACTTGGGCGGACCAAACGCTAGTGGGCATGTGTTTATCAACAGTGTGTTAGGTGCTTACATGGATCACTTAAAAGGCTTTAGAAAAGAAGTAGGCAAAAGTCTCAAAGGTGATATTGTTGGTGGTTTCCAACATGATGCAGAATGGTGGAAAGATTTGCGTCAAGTAACAAAAGAACAGATACGTCAAGAGAAACTAAAAAATCCTCACGAGTATGACGCACCACAACAACAAAAAAGTGAGGGTATAAAAAAGTGGAAGAGCTAAAGTTTGAACAAGATTTATACCAGGACAATGGCGAGCTTGTTTATTCACATGATGGTCTAGGCATTAACCAAATACACAAGCATTACGCTTATATGCAAGACTTCTTTCCTAAAACACAGGGCAGAACTGCAATTGATGTTGGCTGTCGCTTTGGTGAATACACACACTATTTGTTAAAACATTTTGATAGTGTAAAATGCTTTGAGCCTCGCAGACAAACACTGGTAGGTCATTTTAATAGAAACATTCCTAAATCTCGTGTGCAAGTATGGAACTGTGGTATTGGAGAGAAGCAAGGATTAGTAAACATGAATGGTGGTGCAATATACAAAGACGATACTGTGAAAATACAACCCAGTAAGTATAGAACAAATGTACCTGTCTATACACTTGACAGTTTCGAGTTTGATAGTGTAGACTTTGTTAAAGTAGATGTTGAAGGCTATGAACTTAAAGTATTACAAGGCGCACTAAAAACAATAGAAAAATATAAACCCATGATAGTAATCGAACAAAACGGCGGAGATATTAAGTATGGCTGGGCAACAGAAGAAAATCAAGCAGGCACATTTTTAGAAACACTGGGTTACACTAACACTGGTGTATGGAAACAAGATTTTGTGTTTGAGTATAAAGGATAAGCAATGAGCAATTTAAGTGTAATACAAAATGTAACAGAAGTACGCAGTGATCCATTTCCCTATGTTTGCGTAGAAGGCGCAATGCCTGATAGATTTTACAGAGAACTAGAAGCAACCTTTCCAGAGGATATGATTGTTAAACACACACAGCCACATGATGGCGGTATTACATATCGCTTTAAATGCAAGGAAGCAAAAATTTGGCAAGTGCCTGCTATTTGGCAAGACTTTTTTGCATATCACACAAGTCCAGAATACTTTCGTGCATGTGCAGAACTATTTGCTCCACATATTGTTGCAGCATATGGTGAAGAGTTTTACGAAAATTTAAAAACAAAACCAGTTAGTGTGCGTGATGTGGACAACAGTGGACACTATGTTACAGACTGTCAGTTTGTTGTGCATGAGCCTGTGGATCAAACAGGCACCAGTCGCACACCGCATGTAGATAACCCTGTAGAGATTTATGCTGGACTGCTATACATGCGCAAGCAAGCAGACATGGCAGCGGGCGGCAACTTTACAGTGCATCGTGTAACAGGTCAAATTACAGAAGTAAACAAGAGCTTGGGTAGACAAGTGGATGATAGTTTGCATGAGCCTGTGTTTGAAGTGCCATATCGTGCAAATAACTTTTGCATGTTCTTAAATGTTAAAGACAGTGTACACAGTGTTACTCCTCGCATTGCTCCAACAGAACGCAGACACAGCATCAATATTATTGGTGAATTTAATGGCACAGGTAAGATGTGGAAGGTGCGGGAGATTAAAAACTAATGGCATTTAACAATATAATGCAACTAGCAACTGCACACATCAGCAAACAGTTGCCACAAGGTGCTACTGTAGTGGAATGGGGCAATCAACGTTTTAGATACAGTGAAGGATGGCTAAATGAATGTGAAAAAATATCAGGACGAGTACATAGACGACCCACTAACTTTGTCTGGGAATACTTTGAAGACCTCGGCTTTAGTGACTATCTTGCTATTGACATTAACACTGAACTTCGTGCTATTGCTATGGACCTTAATTTCATACTAAAAGACAAGTACAACTATACACAACAGTTTGACTATGTAACAAACAATGGAACAGGCGAGCATATCTTTGACCAGCGCACAGTGTTTGAAAACATGCATAACCTGTGCAAGCCAGGCGGCATTATGATTAATGTGCTGCCATTTGCTCCATGGTTCAATCATTGCTTCTATAGTTTTCATCCTGGGTTGTTTCGTGACATTGCTGCAGCAAATGGTTATGAATGGCAGTTTATGTGGTTAGCACAGAACACAGGCAAATACATTGATTGCCCAACAGGCATGGATAGTTGGACACACTATGAACAAAAGAAACCTCGTGCGCCCGTCAGTGAACTAGAACGAGCATACGATGAACTACATGCTAGAGATGGCAAAGCACAGAATGTAAGTATTGTTACAGCATATCGTAAGATTGATGACAAGCCATTTCAAATTCCATTCCAGGGTCGTTATGTAAATGATGTAGTGGATGAATTGAAAACAGAATACAGTGAAACTAACATTGATGTAAGACAAGCAGATCATAGGAGCGCAAACTACTAATGTTTATTACTACTAATAAAAAACTAGGCTTTATACATATACCTAAATGCGGCGGCACTAGTATACATGCTGCATTTCGCGGTGGTGTAAAAGGGCCCAACAAAAATAATCATCAAGACCCATGGTCGCTTTGGCAACCAGCAGACAGCCATATCACTTATACTCATTTGCTTCGAAAACATCCAGATCTAATAGATATTGAAAATTGGTTTACAGTAGTGAGAAATCCTTTTTCAAGATATCAAAGTTGGTATTATTATCAAATTGCATATCATAAAAAAAGATTGAGCGGCGAACTTAAATTAAAAGGACACACACCTGCAGAAATGCGAGAGCATATTGCAATACTAGAAGATTTAGGTATAAAAGGCACACTATTAAATTTGGATGATGTTATAGCTCGAGGTGTTCCTAAACTAGTTGCCAAACCTTCATATGATTGGATTAGTGGTTGTCCCAATATGACGTGGTTTAAGTTAGAAGAAATTGAAAAGTTATACAAGTGGCTTGACAAAATGGGATGTCATAAAGAGCGTATGCATGAAAAGAAAATCGACAAAAAATTAACCTGGCAAGAAGAATTTGATGATGAAATGATTGAGTGCATACAACAACGCTATGCAGTAGACTTTGAAAAATTCAAATATGAACTTATACTATAATACGCAGAACAGTGAAAGCAAATGCAACTGGGTAATGCGCAGTTTGCTTAGAGGCTGGACTGGTTCTCATCCTATATACAACAGAGATGAGATTGATCTTGCCCCCAGTCACTTCTGGGGGTTTATTCAAGACAATGAACAAAGAATACAGGCACTGGAAGCAGCAGGCATTGA